TTCACGTCTGATCCGTATCAGCCAGCCGACGAGCGTTATTTGCTCACGCGGCGCGCTATTGAAACCTGCCACCGTTATGGACTCAACGTATGCACGCTCACTAAGGGCGGCAGTCGGGCGCTGCGCGACCTCGATCTGTTCACGCCGCGAGATGCGTTTGCAAGCACGCTTACGCTACTGGACGCTGCTCAATCGTTGGAGTGGGAGCCGGGCGCTGCGCTACCCGATGACCGCTTGGCTACGCTACAGGCATTCCACGAGCGCGGCATTCCAACGTGGGTCAGCCTGGAGCCGGTCATTGACCCCGCTATCACACTCGAGATCATTCGCAAGTCGCACAAGTTTGTGGATGAGTTCAAGGTTGGCCGTCTCAACTATCACCCGCAGGCTAATCGCGTCAACTGGCGCAAGTTCGCGCTGGACGCTATTGAGCAGCTTGAGTCGCTTGGTTGCAAGTATTATCTCAAGCACGACCTGCGACGACTACTTAGCTAACACCGACGGTTTCTTTCACCAGCAAGGGGGCGGCTTACGGGCCGCCTCTTTGCGTTGTCTGTGACGAACGAGCGTCTGGAAAAAGTAGAGACTTATGGCGTACACGTATAGCACAGATAAGATAATCGAAGCGCTAAGATCCACCAACGGTCTAGTGTCGCTTGCTGCCAAGCGACTGGGATGTGCGCCCCAGACGATTTATACGCGGCGGGACAAGGTACACGCCGTTGCCCAAGTCATAGACGACTGCCGCAGCGAGCTGGTAGACTATGGTGAACTAGCGCTGCGCAAGGCGGTGGTCAACGGCGAGCCGTGGGCGGTAGGGCTGGTGCTCAAGACGCTGGGCAAGAACAGGGGCTACGTCGAGCGCCAGGAGGTGACGGGCGCGGACGGTGGCGCGATAGAGATGGTGTGGGACGATGGCTGTGACGTTACCACGTTTGCATCCGGGCCAGCGGGCGGTGTGGGATGAGCCGTGCCGCTTCAAGGTGCTGGCCTCGGGGCGGCGCTGGGGCAAGACCATGCTCGGCTCCCTGGCCTGCGTACACGCGGGCGCCTCGGGCGGGCGCGCCTGGTGGGTGGCCCCGTCCTACAAGATGGCGCAGGTGGGGTGGCGAGCCGTGGCGCGACTCGGGCGCCAGGTGCCGGGGGCGGTGATCCGCCAGGGCGACCTCATGGTGCGCTTTCCCGGCGGCGGCACGGTCCAGGTGCGTTCGGCGGACGACCCCCAGAGCCTACGCGGTGAGGGGCTGTCGCTGGCGGTGATGGACGAGTGTGCCTTTATGAGCGAGGCCGCCTGGACGGAGGCGCTACGCCCGGCGCTCTCGGATAGGCTCGGCGGGGCGCTGTTCATCTCGACGCCCAAGGGCCGCAACTGGTTTTGGCGACTATTCCAACGGGGGCAGGACGATAGCGAACCGGACTGGCAATCGTGGACGTTCCCAACGGTCGCCAACCCGTACATCGCACCGGGCGAGATCGAGGCAGCTCGCCGCGACCTGCCCGAGCGCATCTTCCAGCAAGAGTACGAGGCGCTGTTTCTGGACGATGCCGGCGGCGTATTCCGGCGAGTCCTGGAGGCGGCGACGCTACAGCCGCAAGGGCCGGCTGCGGGTCGCCAATACGTAATCGGGGTGGACTGGGGCAAGAGCAACGACTTTACCGTGCTCACCGTGATGGACGTGGGCGCACGCGAGATGGTGTACCTGGATCGGTTCAACCAGATCGACTCCGCGGGGCAGCGCGGCAGGCTCCAGGCGCTCTACGAACGGTACAAGCCCGACTGCATTATGGCCGAGAACAACTCGATGGGCGAGCCGATCATCGAGCAGTTGCAGCGCGACAACCTCCCGGTGCGTGGGTTCCAGACGACGAACGCGACGAAGGCGGTGATCGTGGAGGCGCTGGCCCTCGCATTCGAGCAGGGGAGCATCAAGATTCTCTCGGACCCGACCCTGGTGAGCGAACTGCAAGCCTACGAGATGGACCGCACGCCCTCAGGGCTGGTGCGCTACAGCGCGCCCGAGGGGATGCACGACGACACGGTGATGAGCCTGGCGCTGGCATGGGCGGCGGCTAACACGCGCACACAGGTGGAGTACGCGCCATCTCTCTATGCTGACCCGGCGCCGGAGCCCGAAACGGCTCGGGAGCGCGACGCTAGCGTTCACAGTGACAGCCCACTACACCGGCGCTGGGCCAAGCGGCACTTTTGCCAGCAGTGTTATGACGAGCAAGGCGGCGATAACTGATGCCACATCCCGACATGTCCCTGCTGCTCTGGGAACAGCGTCGGCAGGAGGAGAGGCGCGACCGGCTGGACTCCTACCGGCGGAACTGGGAGTACTACAACGGCCGCCATAATTTGCCCCTGCCGACGCGGACGGGGCAGCCGGACGATAACGTCATCCTGAATCTGCTCAAGCTGATCGTGGACAAGAGCGCCTCGTATCTGTTCGGCAAGAGCGTCGGCTTTGAGCTGGCCGAGGGCGAGACGACGCCGGAGGAGCAGTACCTCGCTGACGTGTGGGCCGCCAACCGAAAGATGACGTTCCTGCTCAAGTATGCCAAGTCGGGCGGTCTATACGGTCACGGCTTCATCAAGATCGTGCCGGACGGCGTGCGCCCGGGGGTGCCGCGGCTGGTGGCGCTCGAGCCAGAGATCGTGACAGTGGACTGGGATGAGCAGGACATCGATCGTGTGACGCGTTACCGGATCGAGTGGGTGGCTGCCGGGGACGACGGTCGGCCTCGCTACTATCGGCAGGACATCACGCGAGACGGGGAGCGCTGGCAGGTCGAGAACCAGCGCGCGCAAGGCCAGGGCAGCTATGGCCCAGACCCGGACAATCCGGACCTAGTCTGGCCGTACTCGTGGCCGCCGATCATTGACAACCAGAATCTGCCGCTGCCAGGTGCATACTATGGGCAATCTGACCTGGAGGAGATACGCACTCAGGACGCGATCAACTACGTCGCCTCGAACATCCAGCGCATTTTGCGCTACCACGCGCACCCGAAGACGGTGGCGGCCGGGGTGGGCTCTGGAGACCTCCGCGCTGGCGCGGACGACGTGACGCTGCTGCCGAGCCCCGACGCGTGGATCAAGAACTTGGAGATGGCGAGCGACCTGGGCAGCTCGCTGGCGTTCCTGGAGAGACTGACGCTGTGGCTACTGCGCGTGACGCGGACGCCGAACCTAGACCCGACACAGGTGAGCGTCGGGGCGCTCTCTGGGTTCGCGCTGAAAATCCTGTATGGCGACGCACTGGAGAAGACTCACGAAAAGCGGTTGACCTACGGCGACATGCTGGTCGAGCTGAACCGCCGTCTTCTGGAGCTGGGCGGTTACGGGCCCGACCTCTGGACGACGCTGCACTGGCAGGACCCGTTGCCGGAAGACGCTGCCGCGGAGCGGCAGCGAGATGAGTTTGAGCTCACCAACGGGGTGGCCTCGCTGGAGACGGTCCGTGCCCGGCGCGGTCTCGACAACGAGGTGGAGGAGACGCGCATCGCGGCAGAGCAAGCGGCGCGCAGCGCGCGCGAGGGGAACGTCGGCGCCCTCCTCGTGCAAGACTTCTTCACCAACCGGCGGCCTGAGGAGGGCGGGCGCTAATGCCCCTCCCCGGTGACATCCTCGCGGCGCTGCACTCGCGGCTGGGCGCGCTGGAGGCGGACTATGCGGCCCGCCTCACCGACGCCTACCGCGTGGTGCTGGCCCGCCTGGTGCCCGAGGCGGAGGCGTTCCGGCGCTACCTGGAGCAGCAGGTGGCCGACGGCAAGACGCTCACGCCGAACCAGATTCGCCGCATGAATCGCTACAGAGCGTTCATCGCCACGACGGCCCAGCAGATCGACCGTTACGGTGCGGTGGTCGAGGGCGAGGTGACGGCAGGGCAGGCCGCCTTTGCACGGCAGGGCATTGCGGATGCGCGTGCGCTGGTGGAGGCGCGACTGCCCGAGGCGATGCGCCAGAGCGTCATGGGCACGTTCGCCGTGATGCCCACCGACGCGGTAGACGCGCTGGTGGCGGCGCTGGCGGAATCCTCCCCGCTGCAAACGCGGGTGCTGGCCGGCTATGGCGAGCGGGCGGCCCAGGGGATCGGGCGGGCGCTCGTCGAGGGTGTGGCGCTGGGCAAGGGGCCGAGGGTGACGGCGGCGGCGATGGCCAGGGCGTGGGGGGTGCCGCTCACCGACGCGCTGCGAATCTCGCGGACGGAGCACGTGCGGGCGCACCGCATGGCGACGATGGACTCCTACCGGCGCAATCCGCACGTGGTCAAGGGCTGGGTCTGGCATTCGGCACTGATACCGGGGCGCACCTGCCCGGCATGTGTGGCGATGCACGGCACGCGGCACACGCTGGAGGAGACGCTAGACGACCACCCGAACGGCCTGTGTGCGGCGGTGCCCGAGACGGTCTCCTGGGCGGACCTGGGCGTTCGGGGTGTGCCGGAGACGGGGCTTGAGGTCGAGGCGGGCGAGGCATGGTTTGCCCGGCAGGGTGAGGACGTGCAACGGCAGATGCTAGGGCCGGGGCACTTTGAGATGTACCAGGCCGGCACGCCGCTCTCCGAGATGGTGACGTGGCGGGAAGACCCCGACTGGGGCCGCACGGTAGGGGTCAAGAGCCTGAAGGATATGGGCGGAGTAGCGACGGCGGCTGAGGCGCGGGAACAACAGCCAGCGCAACCGGCGGCGGCGGCCCAAGAGCCGACCGGCCTACGGGGCGAACTGCGGCGCCGTACAAACGAATATGACGACGAGTGGTGGGAACTATCCGGCGGCGGCCTAGGGAACACCGTCAAGATTCACACGCCCTATCAGGAGCAGGAGGTCCAAGGGTTCTGGTCGGGCGGCACACTCACGGCCCGGCCGGCCACGGACGTAGAAATCAACCGGCTCGCCCGAACGATTGACGACATGCCGGATGGCCTCAAGGGCATGGTCAAACACAAGACGGACGTTGGCCTGGCGATTGTCGATGCTAAGAACGATGGGTTCAACGGCGGCGGGACCATCTATGTATCGGAGAACCACTCCGATGAGGTGCTGCGACACGAGGCGCTTCACTCGATAGTA